TATCGTAAGTTTACATATACAAACCAAGAGAGTTATGCACTTAATCATATTGCATTTGTTGAACTAGGACAAAAGAAAAATGACAATCCATATGATACTTTTAAAGATTGGTATACAAAAGACTATCAATCTTTTCTAGAATATAATATAGTTGATGTTGAACTTGTTGACCGTCTTGAAGATAAGATGAAGTTACTAGAACTTTGTTTGACTATGGCTTATGAAGCAAAAGTTAATTATGAAGATGTATTCGGTCAAGTTAAGTATTGGGACGTTCTTATTCATAATTACCTAAAGAAAAAGAATATTGTCATACCACAAAAATCATATAACAGTAAAGTAGAAAAGTATGAGGGTGCTTATGTAAAAGAACCACAAGTTGGTATGCATAAGTGGGTCATGTCTTTTGACTTGAACTCGTTGTATCCACATTTGATTATGCAATATAATCTATCCCCAGAAACACTTGTATCTGGTGAGTTTATCAAGGACTTGAAAGTTGATAATGTATTAAAGGGTATTGATTTTAATTTACCAGATAATACAACGATTACACCTAATGGTGCATTATATCGTAAAGATATAAAAGGTTTTTTACCAGAGATGATGCAAGAAATATATGATGACCGTACTGTTTATAAGAAAAAGATGTTAAAAGCAAAACAAGATTATGAAGATACAAAAGATGCTAAATACTTAAAATATATTAGTCGTTACAATAATATTCAGATGGCAAGAAAGATATCTCTTAACTCTGCTTATGGTGCGATTGGTAATCAATACTTCAGATATTATGACCTTGCAATTGCAGAGGGTATCACTACAGCTGGTCAGTTATCTATACGTTGGATTGAAAAGAAGATAAATGAATATCTAAACAAACTATTGGAAACTAAAGATGAAGATTTCGTTATTGCAAGTGATACAGATTCAATATATGTTACTTTTGACAAGTTGGTTAGTAAGGTGTTTGAGGAAAGAAATGATATACAAAGGATTGTCTCTTTCTTGGATAGAATTGCAAAAGAGAAGATTGAACCTTTTATTGACAAGAGTTATCAAGCTCTTGCTGAGATGATGTCTGCATATGACCAAAAGATGCAGATGAAACGAGAAGTAATTGCAGACAAAGGTATCTGGACTGCAAAGAAAAGATATATTCTAAATGCATGGGATGTTGAGGGTGTTCGATACAAAGAACCATCACTCAAGATGCTCGGAATTGAGTCTGTTAAATCTTCAACTCCTGCTAGAGTTCGTGTAAAGATTAAAGAATCACTAAAGATTATTATGTCTGGTTCAGAGAAAGAACTAAATGACTTCCTTATTTCTTTTCATGATGAATTCAAAAAACTTAAACCAGAAGAGATTGCTTATCCTAGAAGTTGTAACGGTCTTAAAAAGTTTGGGTCTAGTAGTTCAATCTTTATTAAATCGACCCCAATGCACATAAAAGGGGGTTTACTTTACAATCACATGATAAAAGAAAAAGGTCTAACTAATAAATATCAGACTATTATGGAAGGTGACAAGATAAAATTTCTTGAGTTACGTCAGCCTAATTCATTAGGTTCTAATGTTATATCTTTTATAGGAAAATTTCCAAAAGAACTTGACATTCAACGATTTATAGACTATGATACTATGTATGAAAAGAGTTTCATAGACCCACTATCTTTTATTACTAATAATATTGGTTGGAAATTGGATAGAAGCCTAGGAACACAGAGGACACTAGAGGATTTTTTTGGATGAGATATTTTCGTTATACATTAGATGATTTACAAAAGTCAGCAGATAGAAAACTGTTTACTTATATTTCTTTTTTTTCTGGTGGTGGAGGTTCATCTAGTGGTTATAAACTATCTGGTGGTCAATGTTTATTTGTTAATGAGTTTCAGAAAGTTGCAATGCAAGATTATCTTGCAAACTGGCCAGGAACACCAAACATATGTGGTGATATAAGAAATGTTACTGGTAAACAAATTATGGAACTTACTGGACTTAAAGTTGGTGAGTTAGATATACTTGATGGTTCACCACCATGTCCACCATTTTCAATGTCTGGTACTAAACAAGCTGGTTGGGGTAAAGAAAAAACTGCATATGGTGTTAAACAAAAAAATATAGAAGATTTAACTTGGGAACAGATTCGTATTACAAATGAACTAAAACCTAAAGTGGTTGTGTGTGAAAATGTTAAAGGTCTTACGATGACATATGCAAAAGAACATTTACAAAGAATGGTAAATGATTTTGAAAAGTGTGGATACACAACTGTATTTAGAGTCATGAAAGGTCAATACTACGGTGTTCCACAAAAAAGAGAAAGAGTGTTTATTGTATCAGTTCGTAATGATGTTATGGATGATATAGGATTACCGTTTATGTGTTTAGATAGTACAGTTTATCCAGAGCCAGATACAGATGTGCATACTATACATGATGCAATTGATGATTTACAAAAGACAAACCAAAATATGTCTGAAGCATATGATTTAAGAATGGCTATGGAGAAAAGCGCTAAATATAAGTGGATGAAACGACTACCAAAGAATCCAGATAAAGTTGTTTCAGTAGGTGATGATGTAGTGACACCTTGGTTTGACAAGTGGATTGAACATAGAAAGAAAAGAGGTAAAGTGTTACCAGAAAGAAAAAATAGTTTCTATCAATCAAGAAGAGTACCTTGGAATCAACCAAGTCATACTTTGTCTGAACAAGGTTTACAAACTTCACTTGGTGTTCATTTACACCCAGAGGAAGATAGAGTTTACACTACACTAGAGGCTGCAAGAATTATGACTCTTCCAGAAGATTATAAACTTACTGGTAAATTAAATGAAAATCTTGCACGAATAGGATTGATGGTTGCACCACTTTGTATGCATTACTTATCAAACAACATTTATAATAATATATTAAAACCATATAAGGAGACTAAAAATGCAAACGTACATAGCTAAGAAAGATTTAGGTAAGAAAGAAACTTACGCACAGTGGAATGGTAAGTTTTTGGGTGATGATTCATATGATGATTTATTAACTGTTACAGATGAAGATGTAAGAGTATACAAACCTTTTAAAACAATTGATGGAGATAATGCACCATTAGCTGCAGTTGTGACTAATGTTTATCCAGATGACTCTGTAAAAGAAATGTTGAAAAGTATTTCAGATGTTTCTGTTATGAGAGCAAACTGTGCTGGCCCAGTAGTAAAAGAAGAAATGGAAGCAAAGGGTTTGAAAGAGGGTATTGATTATAAACTAAGGACACCAAACTCTTATTATGTAAAAACGAAATCTGGTGATTGGGGAAAAATTGCATATTGTAATGAAATTAGTTCTGTTATGATTGGTTATAAAAGGGGTAGATTTACTGGAAAAATTGGTACTGCTGGTTGGTGTAAAGAAAATCCAGAGAAGTGGGAAAGGTTTAGTGAGATATCTAAATGGAATCAAAAAGCATTTGAAAAAGCATTACCAGAGGTTTATGCAAAACAAAAGAAATGGATTGAAACCTTTGTAAGAGAAGAACATAGAGTTGGTATGTTTACTACTTTTTCTGCAAATAGATATCATGTTGGACAATCTAAAGCAATGTCTGCTCATGTTGATAGTGGAGATTTAGATGCTGGACTAACTACTATGAATTGTTTTAGAGATGGTGATTATGAGGGTGCATATCTTTGTTTTCCAAGATACGGTATTGCAATTAACGCTCCAGATAATTCAGTAATTATTGCAGACTCAAATGAGGTTCATGGTGTAACATATATTAAAGGTAATGGTACAAGATATACCACTACTGCATATTGTGATAACCGTTTAGCAACTTTGGGTTCAGCTGGTAAACCAGAAAGACTTATTGGTAAGGTTGCAAAAGAACAAGAAAATAACTTAGAGAGTTTTTTTGGGTAATACTTGACTTTTCTATACATATAGTATATGATTAACAAAATTGGAGATTTATTATGGATACAAATTTACTTTCAGACTATCAAGAATTTGTTGATGAAGTTTCTAGTGACCAAACTAAAAACTTAGATGACTTCATTGATGCAGTTGAGATAGTAGAAGAACAAGGTGTTGACCCATCAAGGTTATTGACATCTGGAATTGGACTTTCTGG